TAGCTCTTCAAAGAATCTTGGAGCAGCTACTGCCCATCTATTGTCTGTAGGAACGTTTTGGTCGTCTAGAAGTCTTCCTAGTCTTGCAAGTACGTTTACAGGGTCAATTTCACTAGTGTCAAAACCTGTGTCGATTGAGTTTGTTGCGTGATCAGCACCATATGTATTAGTTGATGTGACTTGTGATTGAATGTTAGATAGAACTTCACTATCGTAGCTATCTTTAAGTGCATAAGCACCTGAAGATGTAGCTAAAGTTTCAAAGTTGATGTGACTCTGTCTTTCCTCAATGTCATCTACTTTAAAAGCAAATGCATTAGCTTTGTCGATTGTTAATTGAATTTCATCGTCAGCTAAGTCTTGAGTATTTACAGAGGAACCTCTTGTGTATGCTGAAACTGTGATAGTTGGTTCTTTTATGATTCTAACTGTGTCGCCAAAATTTTCAATTTCTCCGAAATAGTCAGTGTTGGTAATATCCTCAACAACTGAAGCTTTACGGAAGAATTTAAGAACTTTTTGACTATAAATTTCTGGTAAAAAGTTACCAGAAGGCAGGTTAGTATATCCTGCTGCAGTTCCGATAGCCATAATCGAATCCCCTTTCTAGTTAAAGTTAATAAACTAACGGATTCTGCCCTCTCTTCTTGCTAAGTCGATTTCCTTTTCGTACTTTTCAAATTCGTGAGGTTTCATCCGTCTGATTTCCTCAGCACTCCACTCTTTCTTGCCTTTGGCTGGTTCCGACTTCTTTTTAGTAGGAACAAAGTCAGCAGCAGTATTAGTGGCTTGCTTTTTTGATGTACGAGAAATACCTTTATCGGCTTTATATAAATCTATAACTCTAGCAGCCCATTTAGCGTCAGTGTTATTTTTAGTAACTCCGTCTGCTATAGAAGGTGGTTGGTCCTCTAACCAAGTAATAAAATCTGCATCTGCTTTAATCTGCATAAAATCAGGATGTAATCTAAGAAGTTCCTGTTCTGCCTTTTCTTTAGTTAGGCGTTGTCGGTCTCCTTGTAAGTCCTTAATTTCATCTTGCAGAGCTTTGGTTTTATTCTCAGCTTGAGAATGAGCCACAGTCTCAATAACATTATATACATCAGGATATTGCTCTCTAAACTGTTCTAGTTCTTCAGGCGTTTTAGGCGGTGTGTAATTAACACCTCCTCCTGATGCTTGTTTTGCCAAATCTAAAAGTTCTTGTTCTTTACCTTTAAACTCTTCTATTTTAGCATCATAATGCTTTTTTAAATCATCATACCTCTTTTTGTAGTCGTGTTCAGGTTGTTCTGATTTGGTAGTCTGCTCTACAAAGCTTTCTGATTCTTCCTTAGAAGTAGCTGCTTCTGGAATTTCTTCTTCAGCAGGGTTCGGTTCAGGATCAGGATCGTCTAGCTTGTTTCTGTAAGCCCCTTGATATGGAGCTGGTTCTAAATTTTCTTCTTCCTTTTCTAGTGTTTCTTCGTTCATTTTTACCTCATTGGGGGCTTTACTTTCTCCGTAAAGGTAGCCCATTCAGTTATTAAAGAGACAGGGTTGCTTTCGCAAGTAGCTGTCAACTAAGTGTTGGGTCTTTCACCAACTGACATAAGACCCCTGTTGTTCATCGTTTCGAGAACATTAGGACCTATATATTCTGTTAAATTCTTTGGTATAATATATTCACCATTGTGTACATTTACTGGAACTTTACCTCCAGATTTTAAATTCTTGCCTGCATCTGTAGCAGCTCTTGAGAGCATACGATCTATAGTATCTTTACCATAGAGGGCTACTGCAGGCTGAGAGAGTACGAAATCTCCCTCTTTTAAACTCATAGGAACATCATCTGCCCTTGCAGATGGCGGAGCTTTGCCTTTTTTGTTGACAAGTCCATAATTACCTTTATTATACTGTACATCTCCACCCTTGTCAAGTGAAATCTTACCACCTCGATAAAATTGCAACATAGAGGGATCAAATCCAAAATCTTTAATTTCTTGTTGTATCTGTTCTTGTGATTTTCTAATACCTGTAAAATATTTAATATCAGATAATTGATTTTCTGCAATATAAGCTAAATCAGCCATTAATGCTTCATACATATCCGCTATACCTTGTTCATCTGCAGAAAAACGCCTACGATATACTTTACCACCA